AGCTTCAAATATTCAAATCTAAATCTTTTAAGAATAGCACTAGCAGGCGCCACAAGCAGCAAACAAAGTAAGAGAGTATCTTTATGGTAAAAATATTTAACTGGATACTATCACTATATCAAACGGATGAGCAGATTATAGAAAATTACTTATCTAAATCAAGAGACCATGCTGATTTAGAATTTAGAATGAGACAATTGGATAGTGGTAATTTTAACGGCAAAAACCACTCATTTTTATACAGACATCTTTATTAGGGCTGCGACATCCTGTCGCACCCCATTTCTTTTTAAAATCTAGGGTTATTTAGCCCTTGACATTTTACTTCAAATATAGTATAATACAATCATCTACAATTAGTAGGTATTAAAACTACAATAAGGAGTTAAAATGAAATATACTAAACAAGCAATATCAATTGGCGATTATGTGTCAAATTGGTATAACGATATAAACTGTTCCCCAATAGGACAAAGATTACCAGTAACAGATAAGTCTGATAAAAGAGACGGTATTATTAATACTATCTTACAAGGCATAGACATTGGTCAAATCACTATCGTTAAAAATCAAAACGATCCAAAATACGAAAACGATTCCGTAGATGGTGGTCACCGTAAAAGATACATCCACGATTATAGAACAAATAAATTTAAAGTCAATGGAAAGTTCTATAGCGAATTAACCCAAGAAGAAAAAGACAAGTTCAATGCATACGAATTGATGTTCGTTATATATGAAAAGCTAGATGTCTTTACAAAAGGTTATATCTTTAGAACGATAAACGAAACCACAGATGTTAACGATCAAGAGACATTAAATTCTTATGGCGATATTGCTATCGCAAATTTAATTAGAAATTTAGTAAGAGTAGTTCCTGGTGTTGATAATATTACACACCCATTATTTGAAACTACCCAAGACAAAAATTTTAGATTTCTAAACTTTGATAACACTAGATTAAAGACAGAGGAAATGGTTGCTCGTATTGTTTTTAGATATACCCAAGATGAATTACTAGGTAGTTCATCATATGAAGATTTAGATAAAATGTATAAAACAAATTTTGATGAAAATGATTTTGTTTTATTAGAAAAAAATGTCAAATCACATTTTGATTATTTACTTAAATGTGCCATTGCAAAGAAAACACACATTGGTACGACTTTATCAATGCAAGATTTCAAAATGTTAACATTCATAAGATATTATCTTTTAGATAAAGTAGGTCCATTTGAGCCTGATTATCAAGAGTTTATTAAATCTTATAATACAGCAATGAAAACGTTACAAGATAAAGACCATTTTAATTATGGTAATACTCTTGTTACTAAAGACCCTACGATTGACTTTGATTCAAAACAAAGAACAATTGCAGAGGCATTTAAAAACTATCTTGGTGCTCCACACCATGAGAAGAAAATTAAAAAAGCTGTTGATTGGTTAATATTAGAATTTAATTACGAAGCAGTAATTACTGTGCAAGATTCTAAAAGAAACTTTAATAAAGAACAAAAAGAGTTGAGACTAGCACAACAAGATTATAAATGTTCTTTAGATGGTCAACCGTTATTATACGGAGACGCTGAAGCTGCCCATATCATTGCACATAAAAATGGTGGTAAAACTACCATGAGTAATATGGTTATGGTTAGACGAGAACATAACAGAGCAATGGGTACAATGGACTTAGAAGATTATAGAAAAGTCCTTGACAATCTAGCATAATTCTGATATAATATCTCTCAATGATTGACGTTCAATATCTTTATAATATATCACCACGATTAGACAGATTTAAAAAGAAGTCTAGAAATCTTTTTAACTTTCGCTGTCCCTATTGTGGTGATAGTCAAAAGAATAAATCTAAGGCAAGAGGTTTTGTCTATGCAATTAAGAATGAATATTTTTATAAATGTCATAACTGTTCTAAAGGCACAACCCTTGGTAAACTTATAGAACATATTGATCCACAGATATATAAACAGTATGTTATAGAAAAGTATAAATCAGGTAATAATAATACAGTACAAGAACCAGAGTTTAAATTTGAACCAGTTAAGTTTGATGATAAGGCATTGCAAGAATTAACAAGACTTGATAAGATACCTAACCATCCTGCTTATCAGATGTTTGTTGAGAAACGACATTTAAAAGAACATCATAAGAAACTTTATGTCACTTGGCATTTTTATACTTGGGTCAATTCTATTATACCTAATAAGTTTCCTGTCATCAAAGAAGATCATCCAAGAGTTATTATACCTTTTCTAGATATAGATAATAAGATGTTTGCATTTCAAGGCCGTGCATTTGGTGATGAACAACCAAAATATATAACAATTAAATTAGATGAAAAGAAAAGAAGAATATATGGTCTTGACAAATTAGATGTCAATAAGAAGACATATATAACAGAAGGACCTATTGATAGTTTGTTCTTACCTAATGCTATCGCAGTCGCAGGTTCTGATCTAGAAATACCTAAACTTAAAAAACATGCAGTATATGTGTTTGATAATGAACCAAGAAACGAGGAAATAGTTAAAAAAATGCAAAGATTAATAGAAAAAAATTATAATATATGTATATGGCCAAAGTCATTGAAACATAAAGATATTAACGATATGGTCATTGCTGGTATGACACCAGCAGAGGTTCAAGGTATTATAGATAGTAATACTTTTTCAAGGTTATCAGCGTATCAACAATTAAACAATTTTAAGGAGGTTTAATGTCACCAGACAATATTAGCGTTATTAAACGAAATGGTAGGGGGACAGAACCTCTAGACTTAGAGAAAATACATGAAATGGTTAGATATGCTTGTCAAGACTTATCTGGTGTTTCAGAATCCCAAGTAGAAATGTCAAGTGGTATGCAAATCTATGACAAAATCTCCACAGATGAAATACAACAAATTTTAATTAGGTCTGCTAGTGATTTAATCTCACTAGATAATCCTAACTATCAATATGTGGCTGCTCGTTTGCTTCTTTTCAGTTTAAGAAAATCTCTCCATCATAGATTATGGGAGCATCCACATTTAAAAGAACACATCAAAAAATGTATTGAATTAGGTGTGTATGATTCAGAATTTAATAACTGGTATGATGAAAATGAAATTAATGAAATGCAAGATGTTATAAAGCATGAAAGAGATTATTTGTTTTCATATGCAGGTCTTAGACAGGTTATTGATAAATATTTGGTCCAAGATAGATCGTCTGGTCAGATATACGAAACGCCACAATTCATGTATATGATGATTGCGGCAACATTGTTTAGAAACTATGATAAGGATAAAAGAATAAGTTATGTTAAAAAATATTACAATGCTATTTCCCAGCATCTTATTAATATTCCAACGCCTGTTATGGCTGGTGTCCGTACTCCTCTACGTCAATTTAGTAGTTGTGTGCTTGTTGATAGCGCTGATACTTTGGGCAGTATCTTTAGTAGTGACATGGCTATTGGACGTTATGTGGCCCAAAGAGCAGGGATTGGAATTAATGCAGGAAGGATCAGAGGTATCAATTCACGCATTAGAGGCGGTGAGGTACAGCATACGGGAGTTATTCCTTTTCTCAAAAAATTTGAAGCAACGGTCAAGTGTTGCACTCAAAACGGTGTTCGAGGTGGTAGTGCAACAGTACACTTCCCTATTTGGCACCAAGAAATAGAAGACATCATTGTCTTAAAGAATAACAAAGGCACAGAGGATAATCGTGTTAGAAAACTAGATTACTCTATACAGTTATCAGAATTATTTTACAAAAGGTTTATTGAAAATAAAGATATTACTTTATTCTCACCCCATGATGTTCCTGGTTTATATGATGCATTTGGTACACCAGAGTTTGATGAGTTGTATGAAAAGTATGAAAGAGCAACAAGTGTCAAAAAGAAAAAGATACCTGCTCAAGAATTATTTTTATCAATACTAAAAGAAAGAGCAGAAACAGGTCGTATCTATATCATGAATATAGACCACTGTAATACTCATAGTTCTTTTAAAGATGTTATTAGAATGTCTAATCTATGTCAAGAGATTACATTACCAACAGAACCACTAGAACATATTGATGGTCAAGGTGAAATTGCTTTATGTATTTTAAGTGCTATCAATCTTGGTCAAGTAAAAAATAAAGAAGAATTAGAAAACTTATGTGATTTATCTGTGAGAGGTTTAGAAGAATTAATTGATTTACAAAACTATCCAGTTAAGGCTGCAGAGGTATCAACAAAAGCAAGAAGAAGTCTAGGTATTGGTTATATTGGTTTAGCACACTTTCTAGCCAAAAATAAAGTTAAGTATGATAGTCCAGATGCATGGAAACTTGTAGATGAATATACAGAGGCATTTCAATATTATTTACTTAAAGCAAGTAATCAATTAGCAAAAGAGAAAACACCTTGCACATACTTTAACAAGACTAAATATTCAGAAGGAATAATGCCTATACACACCTATAAGAAAGATGTGGATAGTGTAGTAAAAAGGAAATTAGACTATGACTGGAATGGCCTTAGTAGAGATATTAAAACATATGGACTTAGACATTCGACCTTGTCCGCACAAATGCCTAGTGAAAGTTCGAGCGTGGTGTGCAATGAAACGAATGGTATCGAGCCGCCTCGTGACTTCTTGTCAATTAAGAAATCAAAAAAAGGACCACTCAAACAAATAGTTCCTGGGTATCCTTATATCAAAAATCATTATACTTTACTTTGGGATATGCAAGGTAATGAAGGTTATATAAATATCGTTGCAGTAATGCAAAAATATTTTGATCAAGCAATTTCAGGTAATTGGTCATATAATCCTGAACAGTATGAAGGTAATGAAGTTCCACTATCAACAATGGCAAAAGATTTATTAACCACTTATAAATTAGGTTGGAAAACATCTTACTATCAAAATACTTACGATAGCAAAAATGATAATGATGAACCAGCACATCCAATAGGTGGACCAGAAAATGAATTAAAGACTAGATCAGAATTTGATAGTCAAGAAGATTATGATGAATATTGTGAAAGTTGTGCTATATAAGGAGAGACTATGCCATACTTAAACCATAACTTACCACCCTTTAGTGCTTATATAAGAAACGAATACTTATACAATCATACTAAAGGACATGGTGATTTTACTTTCGCTGATGTTCATACTGTTAACTGTATGGAAAGAAGAGCAATATTATTTGAATGTTTATTACCAAATGGTGTAAACTGGACAAGACGACCAATCAACGCATTTGTTTGGAAAAAAGATGCACCTAAGTATCCTATGAATATTCATATGTATTGGGATTGTTTTAGTTCGTATGTAAATGTCAATAAAAGAAATAGACTTGCAAACTGTCGAGCAGAATTAGTTGATTGGCATGGTACTAAAAGAAAAGGTACTTATATGTTTACAATTGATTTTGGTTGGGAAGATAAAGCGGCAATGTTAGATACTAACTTTGCTGAAGATCCTGAACATAAATGTGCCCATATGTTTAGAATGGATGACGGTAATTTTTTCGCATATCCTAACAATAGAACGATATGGTATGATGATGCATTTATGGAAGAACGATTAACAGGTAATCCTGGTTATTTAATTGATCAAAACTTTTACACAGTTGAGAATACTAGAGAAGATAGTATTACTGATGATTCTTATTTCACACAATGGGAAAGAGAAGAAGCAGAACAATTTAACGTAGAGAATGATGACCAGACACCAATAGGACCAATACATCAAAAACATAAACATGATGAGGAATAGTGAAAGTATTTTATGACCACATCTATGGTAATACAACGAAGTATGATTTAATCTACGGACTTGCATTAGCAGAGGTTGAAAAAGAAGAAGAAGATCAAGCATTAAAATTAGGTTGGACACCTATGGATGCTTTCTTCTATCAGACAGATAAACAGTTGTGGGTACAAGCGAGAACAACAAGAATTGATTTAAGTAAATTTTCTCTTAAAAAGAAACATAGACAATACTTAAAGAAAGAAATTACTGGTAAGTATTATCCTGATGATAATCCTTGGCAGAAAGAGTGTGACATTATATTTAAACAGTATTGTGATTATAAAGGATATGATGATCATGGAAGTGAATTAGTTGATAAAGAGTATGGTAATAAAGACTATTTTATTTACTGGCACGATAGTAAAATTATAGGTTATACTCAATTAACTAGATTTAAGAAATCAATAGTTGCAGGTGAATTTGCTTGGAACTATGAAAATCCTGAACTAAGTTTAGGCACAGTTGCACAAAATTACGAGTGTGCCTTATACAAAGATATGGGTTATGAATACTATTATTCATCATATGCTTATGAAAATGTATGTGAATATAAGTCTCACTACAATGGATTTGAATGGTGGACTGGTAGAAAATGGAGCGAAGATAAAGAGTTGTTTAGAAATTTACTAGACAAAGACAGCAAGGTAGAAAATCTAAAAGATTTATACTACAGGCACAAGGATTATTACAAGGAGATATAAAATAAAATGGCAAAGAGTGTTTACAATAAAGATGCAAGTGTGGATTTCACAAAGCAACCAATGTTTTTTGGAGAAGATAACGCAGTACAAAGGTTTGATACATTTAAGTATCCTATCTTTGATAAACTAACAGATCATCAATTAGGATTGTTCTGGAGACCACAAGAAGTCTCATTACAGAAAGATAGAAATGACTGGCAAGAATTAAGACCAGAGCAAAAGCATATCTTTACAAGTAATCTTAGATATCAAACACTATTAGACAGCGTACAAGGTCGTGGTCCATGTTTAGCATTTTTGCCATTTTGCTCATTACCAGAACTTGAAGGTTGTATCTTGATATGGGATTTTATGGAATCTATACACTCTAGGTCTTATACATACATAATTAAAAATATATATTCTAATCCGTCTGATGTTTTTGATAAAATATTAACAGATGAATACATTACAGAAAGAGCTGAGGCTGTTACTAAAACATATGATGATCTAATTAATTCTGGTCAAAGGTGGGTACTTGATAATAAAGGTAGCACAAAAGAATTAAAAAGAAAACTATGGAGAGCATTAATAAATGTAAACATATTAGAGGGTGTACGTTTTTATGTATCATTCGCTTGTTCGTTTGCTTTTGGTGAATTAAAACTTATGGAAGGTAGTGCAAAAATTATATCTTTGATTGCTCGTGATGAAAGTCAGCATTTAGCAGTATCACAACACATAATTAAAAACTACATGAATTATGAAAAAGATAAAGAAATGTTAGAAGTTATCAAAGAAGAAGAAGGTAATGTTATCCAAATGTATAAAGATGCAGTTCAACAAGAAAAGAATTGGGCAAACTATTTGTTTAAAGATGGTTCTATGATTGGATTAAACGATAAATTACTACATAGTTATGTTGAATATATAGCTAATAAAAGAATGAAAGCAATAGGCTTAAAACCAATTTACGATCAACCTGCTAATCAAAATCCATTACCGTGGACAGAGCATTGGTTAAATAGTCGTGGATTACAAAACGCACCACAAGAGACAGAAATAGAAAGTTATGTTGTGGGTGGCATTAAACAAGATGTCGAGAAAGATACATTTGAAGGATTCAAGTTATGATAATATGCGAAAATTGTGAAGCTGAAGTTAGAATAAAGGTAGAGAATGATCTACCGGTGAAGTTCTGTCCGTGTTGCGGAGAGGCATTACACAATGATGGAGAATGGGATGAAGACGAGTTCAGCGAAAGCGAAGGGTAGAAACCTACAAAAAAAAGTAAGAGAATTATTAATTGAACATTTAGGCGTTGATCCAGAAGATATAGAAAGTAGATCAATGGGTGCAGGCGGTGAAGATTTAATCATGGCAAAGGCTGCACGAAATTTGTTTCCATATAGCATTGAATGTAAAAATCAAGAAGCATTAAACATTTGGGCTGCATATAAACAAGCCGAAGAAAACTGTAAAGGTTATGAGCCACTTGCAGTTATTAAAAGAAATCACCATAAACCTCTAGCTGTTCTAGACTTAGAGACATTTATTTTACTAAACAGAAAAGAAGATGATACTAACAGGAGTTGATTCAAATCATGAAGATTTAATTGAGTGGTGGTTAAGAAATGCCACAACACATATTAAAGATGAAACAATAGGTGTTTGGGATTTTGGTATGTCACAATCAAAAAGGGAAATGATTAAAACACATTATCCTAATGTTTGGTTATCTATACCTTTACAAAAGAGAACAGATTCCGGGTGGTTTTACAAATTACATGCAGTTATAGAAGCACCTGAAAAAAGAGTTGCATGGTTAGATGTAGATTGTGAAATATTAACAGATATATCTGACATGTTTAATTTAGTGCCACCTGGTATGATAGGGTTAACTAGAGATTGGGTTAGAGCTAATTGGTGGGCAACAGGTGTCATTGTAGTAAATGATAGACCTAAATTATTATACGATTGGAATGTAAGATTAAACCAGAATGATGGTATTAGGGGTGATCAAGAAGCATTATATGATTTAATTGAAAGTAATGAAAATGAACAGATACAAGAATTGCCACAAGACTATCAATGGTTAAGAATATCTTTAAACAAAGGTCAAGACAGTCCTACAAAAAAAGTTATACATTGGACAGGACCTGTGGGTAGAGAACATATAAGAAAGACTTTAATGAAATGAGAATATCAATACTAACACCAACAAGAAATAGACCTAATAATTGTGAGAGGTTTATCAAATCAATTTATAACACAGCTTGGGCAAGAGGTAGTGTAGAATTATTATTTTACGTTGATAATGACGATCCTGCAATAGAAGCATATAAGTCACTAGAAAAACATTGTAAAACAGAATACATAGGATTTTATGATGTTCGTTTCATAATAGGAGAACCTAAAAGTGTTTCTATATCATGGAATGATTTAGCTGCAGAGTGTTCTGGTGATGTATTGATTATGGGTAATGATGATTTAGTTTACAGTACACCTGGTTGGGAAGATATACTTGAAAAAGAATTACAACAGTTTGATAAAGATAAAGTTTATGTTGCATATATGGAAGATGGTATCAACGGTGAGGCACATTGTGCTTTTCCTATTGTTAGTAGAGAATGGTATGAGTGTCTAGGTAGATTTACACCGGGGTGTTTTCACTTTGGTTATAATGATACTTTTATTTTTGAAGTTGGTAAGATGTTAGATAGAACACATTTTATACCACATATTAAAGCAGAGCATTTACATTTTAGTAAAGGGGCACCAATGGACGATACTTATGCTAGAAATAGAACACAAGAAAAAGGTAATCTATATGCAAAAGATAAAATCTTATTTGATAAAACTAGAAATGTAAGACTTGATGATAGAAATAAATTACAAGAATTAATTAATATAGGTAAGGCAACAAAATTAAAACCTCAAATCATAAATGAAGAATTGAAAGAAAATTTTACTTATTATGATGTGAAGATATTAGAAAAAGAGTGGGCGCCAGCTGCACATAAACTAAAAGAAGATCCTTTACCTGAACAGGTAATACAATATAAAAAACTTTGTGAATCCATAGATAAAAATGGTATGACATATCCTATTATTGTTTGTGCTTCAGATTATAGAGTATTAAGAGGTAATCAGAGAGTTTGGTATTGTATAGATAATAATATTGATATGATAGGTGCCTATGCAATAAAAGAAGGTGAAATGGATAGATACATACAAGAAACTTATATACATAAATCAAAATACCCTATATGAAATATGCCTTATATAGAATACACTATGGTCTAGATTTTCTAGGTCAATCTATTGAAAGTATTGAAAATCATGTAGATAAAATATTTGTATTTTGGTCTAAAAAACCATGGTACAAAGGTGCTATGAACTTACCTCCTTTAGATGAAAATGTAAAAGAGTTTTGTGAAAAGTATAGTAAGGTCACAGTATTTGAAAAAGAATATGATCTTCCTCTAAATCAATATAAATTAATGTATGACGAAGTTATGCAATATTATCCTCAACCTAAACAAACATTGATGATGGAACCAGATATGGTTTGGGGTAATGAGATAAAAGACATATGGGATATAAAAGATTTAGAAGTTTGTTTTAATCAAATAGAGTTTTGGAAAAATAAACAATGGTATGTCAAAAGAGATAAAGATAGACCGGGTCCTTCATTATGGAATACAGTACCAACAGAAACACAAAAAGGTTGTTGGCAAAATGCAGAAACAGTACATTCATCAATAAAGTGTTATAATTATGGGTTTTGTTTATCACCAGATGTGATGAAATACAAACATGAGGTGGCATTACAATCATCTAAATATTACAAAGATAGTCCACCGTCTGAAACTTGGTACGAAGAAAAGTGGTTAAACTGGACACCAGAGACAGAGGACTTAGAAATATCTGAAAAACATAAACACTATATAAAGAAAGCATTACCATGGCCCTCCCAAAAATAAAAGATTACGAACCAGTCAAAGTTCATCAAGGAACAGGTTTCGAAATAGGTCTCTATAAAAAAGAAGATGAGTATATTATATACAGACATGCGGCTAGAGGTAAAGTAAAAAACTTTGTTAAGAATTATGAGTATATTGACAATAATGATGTTTCACATTTAAAACCAATTACATTAGAGAAAGGTCATGAAATATTAGATAGAGTTGAGAATGGTATGAAGTATAGTAATATCTATATCTTTTATGATGAAACACCTACTGAAACAGAATTAGAACATGACCCTAGTGAAGAAGAACATAAGTTTACATCAACAGGTATTAAATGGTGGCGTCATCAAGAAGCGATGATGAACTATAAGAATAATAATCCCAATACAGTTATTAGTACACACATTAGTCCAGAGGGTGCTTGTAATTTAAAATGCCCTTATTGTAGTGTAACATATAGAGATACACATAGTCGTATTGACATGGATACAATTAAAGACTATGTAACAAAATTGAAAACGAGAGGATTGAAGGCAGTAATATTAACCGGCGGCGGTGAACCTACTGCCTACAAGCATTTTAATGAATTAGTTAGATGGTTATATGGAGAAGGACTACAAGTTGCTTTAATTAGTAATGGTAGTAAACAATATTGGAAAAGAGTTGATGAAGATGTATGTAAGATGTTTACATGGGTTAGAATATCTATTAATGTATTCTTTGATTGGGAAAACAGAATAGGTTTACCATTAGAAAAATTTGATCTGAATAAAACAACAATTGGTAATTCTATGGTGTACACAGTTGAACATGAAGCATCAGATGAAGTAATGGCAGACAGAGTTGGTTTATTAGATAAAGTTTCAAAAGTTGCTAATGCATGTGGTAGTAAATATATAAGATTATTACCTAACTGTTTATTAGAACAAAAAAATTTAATACGACAACATAGAAGTTTAGATAATGTATTAAAAGAAGTTAAAGATAAAAGATTCTTTCACCAATACAAAGTACATGGGGGACCTAAAACACCTACGTGCCATCAAAGTTATTTCAGACCATATCTATCAGAGGAGATACATACAGGTACAGGTAAACCTGGTACAGTTTATCCTTGTGATAGTGTAGTTTTAAATGATAACTTTGAACACTTTGCAGAGGAATACCAATTATGCCATGCGAGTGATGTTTTAGACTATATGGATAAAAAAATAAAACAAAGATTTGACGCAACAAAAAGATGTACAGGTTGTGTCTTTACAAACAATGTCAATATGTTAGACGATTTTATAAATGATAAAGTAAACAGATTTGATGAATTTAAGGAACCATTAGAACATGAAAACTTCATTTAAGGCAACAGATTATTTTGATGAAAATTATTACGAAAGAGGTGCGGAGACTGGAAAGTCTTTATACTCACACTATCGTTGGATGCCAGAACTTACTATACCAATGTGTCATCACATTGTACAATATACTAACCTTAAACCAGAAGAAAAATTATTAGACTTTGGTTGTGCCAAAGGATTTACAGTAAAAGGTTTACGATTACTAGGTCATAAAGCATATGGTGTAGATGTATCTGAATATGCTGTAAGTAAAGCAGATGAAGATATAAGACGATGGTTAGGTGTTATACAACCAAAAGATGCTCTAGTTTGTGCTGGTCCTGATTCTTATACTTGGGTGCTGTGTAAAGATATATTAGAACACATACCTTATGAAGATATAGACGAACAGTTAAAAGTATTAAACAAAGGTGGTCAAAAAATATTAGCAATGATACCACTTGGTGATGGTGAGAAATATATTATTGAAAGTTATGAACATGATAAATCACACTTTATACGAGAAACGTTAGACTGGTGGGTGAACAAATTTGAAAGTGCTGGTTGGACTATTGATAAGGCCACACATGATCTAGGACCCTTTAAAAAGAATTGGCAAAAGGTTGACGATAAAGGTAATGGTTTAATAATTGCACATAGATGATAATACTAGGATTATATTATGGACATAACGCCTCAGCATGTGTAATTAAAGATGGTAAAGTTCTTATTAATTGGGAACTGGAACGTCATTCTAGAATTAAACATGATTATGGTTATAGTCAAGAGTTTGTTAATAAAACACTAGAGCATTGTAATTTACAATGGACCGACATTAACATACTAGCATGTAATTTTCCAAAGTCCATTATAAACTGGATTGGTAGAAAAGAACCAGATAAATTACCACCATTTAGAATAGTTGACACAGCACAATCAGAATCAATAGAATTTAATGTAGGCGATGGTACTAGAGGTATTGCAGTAAATCATCATTTATGTCATGCCGCAAGTGCATACTACACAAGTCCATATTCATCAGCGAGAATATTTACATGGGATGGTGGAGGTGATAGTGAGAACGCAAGTACATCATTTGGTCGTGGTAATAAGATAGAACAATACGAAGGTCTAGTAAAAGAAAATGTTGCTAGTTATTGGTCATCAATATGTTTTAATAATTACAGAATGAAAAGAATACATGATTGGGATCCAGGTTCAGGTGCAGGTAAGATTATGGGTTTATCTAGTTATGGTACATTTGGTGATGAAGAACTAGAAACAAGAATAAGACAAGATTTAGCATTGGCACCAAGCCCTAAAAATTTTGATCCAAGAGCAAGAGCATTTAATGAGTGTGAAGATTTATCAGATACAAAAAGATTTAGGTCACAAAATGTGGCAGCGACATTACAAAGATATACTGTAAAAAGATTAGTAAGTGAAATAAAAAATATATATCAAGGCGAAACAAATCTTTGCTACTCTGGTGGTTTGGCTTTAAACTGTATTGCTAATAGAGATATAATAAAAGAAACACATTTTGAAAATCTACATGTACCACCATTTCCAAATGACACAGGTTTGGCAATAGGTGCAGCTTTGTATGTTTGGCATCATGTTCTAAACAATCCTAAAACAAATGATTACTTTAGTCCATATACAGGACCAGATTATAAAGTTGGTACACCAGATGTTAATAAAGTTGCAGAGAGTTTATCATCAGGTGATGTTATTGCATACTATGAAGGTGGTAGTGAAAGTGGACCTAGAGCATTAGGACATAGAAGTATATTATGTGATCCTAGTATACCACACATAAGAAAAATATTAAACGAACAAGTTAAACAAAGAGAATGGTATAGACCATATGCACCTATTATATTGGATAAGTATGCAGATGAATATTTAAGTGATTATAACGAGTGGTCTCCATATATGCAGACTAGCGCCGTAATTAAAGAGAAATATAGACATCAATTAACAGGTGTTAATCATGTTGATAATTCAACAAGACCACAAATTTTAAAACGAGAACATAATGAAATACTATATAACATCATAGAACAAAGTGGTTTACCTGCTGTATTAAATACAAGTTTTAATTACCAAGAACCTATTGTAGAAACACCTGAACAAGCATTAGCAACATTCAGAAAAATGCCAATAGATAAATTATTTTTAGGAGATGAAATTTATGAAAGAGAAGATTGAACATATTATTGATTGGATAACAGACTATGCTGAACAAAATAATAAAACAAGTTTAGTTGTAGGTGTATCTGGTGGTATTGATAGTAGCGTGGTTTCTACGTTATCAGCAAAAACTGGTTTAAGAACAATACCAATAGTAATGACAATTAAGAATAAAGACATGCTTGCTTTAGAACATGCATGGTGGTTAGAAGAAAACTTTTCTAACGTAAGTAAAAGAATTATTAATTTAGAAAAAATATTTCATGAGTTTGAAAATGCATCAAAATATCTTGGTGCAGATAGTGAACATGCTTTTGCTAACAGTAGAAGTAGATTGAGAATGATGATGTTATATCAAGTGGCAACATCTAATAATGGTTTAGTTATAGGTACAGGTAATAAAGTAGAAGACTTTGGTGTAGGATTTTATACTAAGTATGGTGATGGTGGTGTAGATATTTCCCCTATTGCAGATTGTATGAAAAGCGATGTATTTAAAATGGCAAACTATTTAAATATTTTACAAGACATACAAGACGCTCCACCTACTGATGGTTTATGGGATGATGGTAGAACAGACGAAGATCAAATAGGTATGTCTTATGATGATTTAGAAAAGGCGATGATACAAGATGATATGGGTGCCATTGTCACAATTCCAGAAGAGGCAAGAAAATTAGAGATATATAGAAAGATAAAAGAACAAAACAAACATAAGATGGTTCCAATACCAGTATGCGATATGGAGAAGTTTAGATGAAAATAGGATTTATAGGATTAGGTAAATTAGGTAGAGACGCTGCTGAAGTTTTAGCAGAGAAACATGATGTGGTTGGTTACGATCCAAATGTAGTTGTTGATGGTTTATCTGGAACACTTGAGGAAACATGTAAAGATAAAGATGTAGTTTTAGTTGCAGTACAAACACCACACGATTCAAAGTATGGTGGTGAGACACCTACTTCACATTTAGAACCTAAAGATTTTGATTATTCATACTTAATACAAGCAGTAAAAGATGTAGATGCTTTGGTTGACAAAGATACATTGATATCTGTTATTTCAACAGTATTGCCTGGCACGGTAAGACGAGAAGTTTTACCTCTAATTAAAAATGGTAAGTTTATTTACAATCCATATTTAATTGCACAAGGCACAGTAAAATGGGATATGAGAAATCCTGAAATGATTATGATAGGAACTTCATCTGGTAAAGATGATGAGCAATCACAAACATTAAGAAAAGTTTATGACCCTATACTACAAAAAGATACAAGATATGAAATAGGTACTTGGGAAGAAATAGAGGCACTAAAAGTTTTTTATAATACCTTTATTACAACCAAGTTGTGTTTAGTAAATATGATACAAGATGTGGCAATGAAAGTTGGTAATATAAATGTTGATGTAGTCACAGACGCATTGAAACACTCCACACAAAGAATTATGGGACCTAGTTACATGATGGCAGGTTTTGGTGATGGTGGTGCTTGTCACCCTAGAGATAATATTGCTTTAAGACATATGGCAAAACAATTAAATCTTGGTTATGATTTGTTTGATAGTATTATGAAAGTACGAGAATCACAAGCAGAGAATATGGCAAGATATTGTTTAAAGTATCAAATGCCAGTAGTCATTTTAGGCAAAGCATTTAAACCTGGTATTGACCAGACGGCAGGAAGTCCGTCTATGTTAGTTGGTTGGTATATTGAAAATCTTGATAGTAGTATGAAAGTATATTATGATAAGGCACCAGACGAGGGTGCATATACTTATCTAATACATGATAAAGGTTTAATCCCCAAACAATTTAATCCTGGTAGTTGTATTATTGATCCATATAGAAGTCTTAAACATTCAGACGCAACCAAACATTGTGTAATAAAATATTACGGTAATACTAGATAAAATAGAATTACTAAATAATTGGGTGTTAGATAAAATCTATACATTTTTTGGGATGCTTGCAGTAACCCTCATCATATCTGGTGGAACATACGGCATTTTTACCTTATTTTTATAGAACAAACCCAGAACAAAGGGTGTGCAGATTGTCGCACCCTATTAAACCCCTGATAAATAACGATTTTTTATACCAATTTTCTTTGGTTATTTCCTTGACTTATCGCTAAAGACCAGTTATAGTATAGTTATATTATGAAAAACAAAGGAAACATTATGAAAACAAAGACTATACAAAACAAACTTTTACAATTTAAATCAGATGAGATTGACGGTCAAGACTATGAGACTGTTGCAAATCTGATTAAAGGCAATCAATTTATTGCTGCCTTTAACTTCATTGATAGATTGGACACAAGTCCTAGAGATCACATGAAACAGATTATTGAAAAACAACCATCATTATATTATGAAATATTTGCACAAGATGAATATGAGAATAACTACTTGGGTCAAAAATATCCAAATATATATCCAGAGTTTGCACAATAATGACTAGATCAGAAATATTTACTTTAAGTTTTTTAACTTTGTTAGGTCTTGGTTTTATCGACACCTTGTGGATGTTCGGTGTAGAAAATTCAAAAGAATATACTTGGTGGTATGTTCTTCATTTATTAGCAGGCAAATAATACAATGGCATTTCATGTAGTTTACTCTAGACATTATTCTGATTATGAAAAAGGTAATGATTCATTTGCCAATTCATGGACGTTATATAGAAACGTACCATATTCAGAGTTGTTTAAAATGAAAGATGCAATTCCAACACTTAAAGAAAACGCAGATAATTTTTATGCAGATTATGAAAAAGATAAGAACCACGATCCTGATCAATGTTTCCACACAGAGGTTTTTATTGTAGATGATAAAGAATACTTTTGGACTTATGATGATGAGTTCGATAATGAAGGCACACCGTATTCTGATAAAAGTTATTACCACGAGTATGGACAAACGATTCCATTTATGTTATTAAAAGATTTTGAGAAGGAGGCCGCATGATAGACTACTTAACATTCATTGAAGAACTAAAAAAGATTAGAAATACAAACAATACAAGGTTTGCAGACCCTAGTCAAACAAACAGAGTTATTGATAAAACTGTTCAAAAATATGAGAATATGATTGATGAATTTGAAAAAGATCAAGAAAATCAACAAAAATTAACCCTTGACAATGCAATCGTTTCCTGATAGTATTAAAGAGTATGGCAATATTTTACACATCATTTAAGAAGTCAAAGAGAAAAAAACTACCTCTTACAGATAGTTTGATTAAAGCAAGAAAAGAACACAGGCAATATCTTAAATCATTAGGTATTGATCCTGATAGAAAGATTGATAGAAAAAATTTCAAGGTTATTCCTAATTGGTATGACCAAAGAAATGAGGGCGTAGTTCAGCCGGTTAGAACGCCTGCCTGTCACGCAGGAGGCCGTGGGTTCGAATCCCATCGTCCTCGCCAGAAGATAGGTGGCACTAAACCACATCATAACTGGCGATTAGAAGAAAGCAGGAATTTCACAGTTGCACCTGCATACAATAAAGGTGCATATCAAGTTATTCCTAAAACAGAAATAAAAGATATAGGAAGGTAAACATTATGAACAAAGCAAAACAAAACAACGATTTATCCATGGAAGGTATCATGGCAGAATTAGAATCTTACAAATCTGGTAAACAGAAAGCAAAGTTTCTTAGAGAAATGGGTCAATTAAACTTACCTTATGATATCAAGTGGGAAAACCTTGCTTGTTATCACGAAGGTTCAAAACCTTGGCCTTCTTTTACATCTACTAAAAAAGATAAAAATGAAGACATACTTAAAGATACAATTGAAATATCACAATCAGCAGGTGATGATAAACCACTAACAAAGGAAGAACTTGAAGCACTTATCTAGTTTATTATTATTACCTTTTTTAGTTGCATGTTCTAATATGGGTATGCACGATAGAACGGTGCATAGTGAAATGTTTGTAGATCATTTAAACAGTATGCCATCAGGTAAATCTAGTTATTTACTTTGGCATAATCCTAAAACAGGAAACCATGGAGATATAAAAATTACAAGATCATATATAGAAAACCATTTCAAATGTGTTGATTATACATCAACAGTAAGTATTCAGGATCAATTTCCTTTATATTCTATATCGAGTTTAGAGAGAAGTACAGAATTTGGAAAGGCATGTCAATTGCCAGATGGTCGTTGGCAAGTTATTGAAAGAGTATTATGAAACCATTTAATATAATATCAATGTTTTTTGTTGTTCTTGTCATAGTTATAGTTTACAGTATGTTTAATCCTGCACTAAGTCATACAATGGAAAGCGGTTGTGTTATTCAAAAAATTTATACACCAGATAAAGAAAAGTAATTAGAAACAACGATGGTGTGTAGAGACGGCAACATAGGCCCTAGTTATTGGGAATTATTTGCTGAATTTTATTATGGTGGTGTATCTGAACAAGAATACTGTCGTTATGTAAAAGGTGAAAACATATTTGGACTACCAGAAAAAGTATGTTTAAATGAAGATGGAACTTGGAGGTATCATGATTAAATTTATTATGGGTCTTGTAATGGGTTATATTATTGTAAGTGTCTATGGACCTGAAGTAGTATTCACCATGTGGGACGGTGCGGTAAATATATTAACACAATTTAAGGAGGTGAATAATTAAATGAAAAATATAATAATAATATTACTATTATCATTGTTTGCTGTAAGTTGTTCTCAAACTGTAAAGGTTGCGAATGAAGCAGAAACAAAGTCAGGTAAGATAGAAGAAGTACCTAAATGGTTTGTCGAGAAAAAAGACGACAAAGGTTTTCTAGGTAAAAAAGATAAATTCTTTATCTATGGTGTAGGTGTTGCAACCTCTCCAGATTTACAGCTTGCAATAGAAAAAGCAACCATAATTGCAAAAGCAGATATTGCTGATGTTATTAGAGGTGAAATCAATAGAGAGACTAAAATCTTCAATCAAGAAATAGGTCAAGGTGAAGGTAATCGAGAAATCATATCCGAAGCACAAGATACAATTATCAACATAATTACTAATACTAAAGTTATTGGTTACGAAAGATGGAAGATACAATTTGCTCTTACTCCTAAAGAAGAATATAGAGTTTATATAGGTTTACAGTATCCTTTAGAAGAATATAATAAACTAAGAGAACTTGTTGATAAAGAAATGTTATCTGAACTAAATAGTATTGCCAACAATAGTGAGGAGGCCTTTAAGAGTTTAGAGGAAAAAATATAATATGTACAAAGTCTTTACAAAGCCTAATTGTGTTTATTGCACAAAAGCAAAGGCATTGTTGGACAGTTTAAATATTCCGTTTGAAGAATATAAACTATCTACATCTATGCAAGGTGGTGATGGAGATTACGAAGTCACCATTGAGCAAATGTTTGAAATGATAGGAAAACAAGTCCGTTCAATGCCACAAATAATGAATAAAGATATTCATATCGGAGGATATACGGATTTAAGAGAACATTTTATCAATGAAGGTAAATTGAATTTTAAAGGCGAAATAATACATGGGTAAAGTTTTATCGTTTCCAGATGGTGCAGTAGTACCTGCTAATCATACAGTATCAACGGAATCTGTTGCAGATCATCAAACAAAAAAGTTTGCTGATTCTTTGGCAGATGATTGTGTTATTCAAATGATACAGCATTTACAACAAGAAGGTCTAAGTATAGGCACACCAGATGGCAATAAAACTTTTACAGACGTTGGTATATTTCTTGAGGCATTTCGTGCTATGATATATCGTGATTTTGATTTAGTTCATCCTTTTCATCAAATAACAGATAAAATGGTTTATATTGAAAAGGGAGAAAAAGGTAGAAGATACTCCGTAGTTAATTATTCAGGTACAAAGATAGTACCAATAAAACAAAAACCACCCACTATAAAATTTGAAAGTGATATTAATTTAAATGATACTGATTGATTATTCCCAAGTCGCCATTTCTAACATTGCTGTCCAACTTGCTATGAGTAAGGATAAAAATGTTTTATCTATTCCTATGGTTAGACACATGATACTAAATTCTATTCGAGGTTATGTACACAGATTTAAAAACGATTATCCCGGCGAGGTGGTTATTTGTGTTGATGGCCCAGATCCATGGCGTAGAGATATCTTTGAACAATACAAAGCAAAACGTAGAGAAGGTAGAAACAATGATGATAAAGATTGGGAAAGTGTATTTGGTTTAATTCATACAATCAAAGAAGAAATACGAGATAACTTTCCATATAAAGTGGTGCAATTAGATAAGGTAGAGGCAGATGATATTATTGCTGTCATATGTAAAAAGCATCATGATAGAAAAATTTTAATTGTATCAGGTGATAAAGATTTTCAACAATTACAAAAATATCCAAACGTATTTCAATACTCACCTACAAAAAAACATTTCGTAGAAACTGATAGTCCACAAGAATATATCTACGAGCATATTCTTAAAGGCGATACCTCTGATGGTGTACCAAATTTTTTATCACCAGATGATACATTTGTTAATAAAATAAAACAGAAACCTGTTTCTAAGAAAAAACTAGCAGGTT